CCGTCGGTGATCGTGAGGCCCGAGCCAACCTTGACGCCGCCCAGCACGGAGGCGGATGCGGTCGGGATGGAGCCGCTCCCGCCGAGCGTGATCGAAACTAGTTGGTTGTTCGCATCACGCGTGAACAGCTTGCCGTCGGTCCAGTTCACCGCCATCTCGTGCTGCTCGATGTCTGGCGTGTTGCCAGAGACAACCGGAACGGCATTGGCGGTGTAGCTGCGTTTGGGTTTGATTTTGTTGGGCATGTCTTAGTTCCACTGATAGACAGAAATTCCGCTCTCGGTCTGCGCCGCTACTGTGCTGCCAGTGCTAGACAGGCTGGCGCTCAGACCTCCACTGCCAAGCCCTGTACCTCGCTGAGACCAGGCGGTTCCGCTCCACACAAACACTCTTGCGGGACCAGCTGCAGACGCCACAGCCAGCGTGGCCCCGTCGTCCGACAGAGACAGCGACGTTCCGCTGAGGTCGTTAGCTTCTTGTCCGTCGATGTCGCTGCCTCGCTGTACCCACGCCGTGCCACTCCACGCAAACACTCGCACGCTTCCTGAATTGCTGCCTGCACCGTCATTCCCGATAGCACCTATCGCGAGCACTGAGCCGTCTACAGACAGGTCGACGCTGACGTATTCCACGCCGAGGCTTGCAGCCATATCTCCGGCGGATTCGCCTTCGATGCTGGCTCCTCGCTGAACCCATGACGTGCCGCTCCACGCAAACACCCGCACGTCGCCACGCCCGGTATTTCCTGCGTCACCGTTGACCGAGGCGACGGCAATTACACCGCCGTTGCCAGACATGGAGACCGCTTGACCGATTGAATCGTACTCAGCGCCGTACAGTAGCGACGCTCCCCGCTGCTCCCACGCAGTGCCGCTCCAGTCGAACACCCTGACGCGGCCGATGTTGGTGTTGAAACCGTCGTCATGCCCCGGCTCGCCAATGACAACAGATAGCCCGTTGTCTGACAGCCTCACAGGCGCGAGGCTACTTGTAGCAATCGCTGCCCCTCGCATGGACCAAGATGTTCCGTTCCAGTCGTAGAAGCGAACCTCTGAGCTACTGCCCGACGAGTTCTTTCCGACAGCCATCGCGCTGCCGCTGGCCGACAGACTCAAGCTCCACCCGAATTTAGCATTTTCGGATGTCAGGTCGGCCCCTCGTTGCGACCACGCACCGTTCGTGAGCGAATACGCTCGAACCAGCCCCGACTCGCTGTTGTAGTTGTAATCGCCGGCCACTAGGACGGTCCCGTCGGACGAAAGCGACAGAACCCGGCCCAGTGCGCTTGATGATGGGCCTGAGAGTGACGATCCAACCTGCGCCCAGCCGCTGCCATTCACGGTCAGTGCAGCCGTGCTACTTGTGACGCTGACAGCGTTTGACGCCGACAATACGACGCGGAAAACGTCGCCATTATCCTCTGCGTTCGTCAGGCCAGTGAGAGCAAGCGAATAGCTCGTGGCACCGGCTATGTTTGAGAACGACCCGGCACCAGACTCCTGCTTTTGCCACTGATACGAGAGCGTCCCGCCGGGCGTCGATGTGGCCGACACGCTGAACGTCGCCGCCCCATTGCTCGCCGTCTGTGCCGTTGGTTGCTGCGTGATCGTGATGGTGTTCTGGGGGATGTAGCCCTGGTACGTCCCGCCATCCACCGCATCGTCAGACCCAAGCCCGCCGCTCGCCGCAATCGTCAGCGTGCTATTCGCCGACGAGATCGTGACGTTGCCGCCAGCCGCCAGCGTCACGCCGCCCGTCAAGTTGTTCAGGCTCGTAACGTAGTCGTGTCCGTGGTTCGCCGCCGCCGCCCCCAGCGTCGAGAGCGACGGCAGGAGGTGGACGTGGTCGCTACGGCTGGCGGTGTTGCTTGTGCCTGCCGCAGCCGTCCCGAGAGCCGATGGCGCGGCGTCAGAGAGCGTGAGGTTGGAGCCGCCCGTAGCTCCGGCCGGGATGCCGAACGCCAGGGCGACGTTCGCACCGCCATTGCTCGTCGTCGCCGTGACCGTGGCATCGGAGCCAGCGGAGAGCGTCGTGGCGGAAGCTGAGAACGTCGGCGTAATGCCGTTGGCTCCGGTCGCTCCGGCCGCCCCGGTCTGGCCGGCCGGCAGGCCAAAGTTCAGCGTTAGGTTCGCCCCGCTGTTGGAGCTCGAGCTCGTCACCGTGGCGTTAGAGCCAGGAGCGAGAGTCGAGACCTGGCCCACGGTGATCGTCGTGGACGGCGGACCCTGTGGCCCCTGGATGCCTTGACCGCCTGGCGTGCCGGCCGGACTCACGCTGACAGCGTACGAGCTCGAGCCAGGCGCCACCGAGACGCCGACCTGGTCGCCCGACGTGGCGGCAATGTTAAGACCGCTCTGGCCGTTTACCGTGACGGTAATGCTCACGGGAGCCTCGCGACGAAGTCCCCGGAAAGAACCGTCAGCGTGAGATTGGCAGAGTCGCTCCACCGCAGATACCAGCGATAGCTGGTGGCCGGGCTCAGGTTCGCCGTCTGGGACTCGTTCAGGCCGAGCGAAAGCTGACCAACGGCCAGGTTCACGGGCGACACGGTCAGGTTGGCGGCCGTGGTTCCGACGGTATAGCTGCCGGATCCGAACCCGCCGTCGGGGTTCGCAAACGTCGGCACGAAGACCCTGGCGTCAAACGTGTAGCCGGCCAGGTTCAGCGGCGTGGTCGTGTTGCCACTGGGAGCCGTGAAGTTCATTCCGACGTTCAGTTCGTCGCCGGGGATCATCGTGATCGACAGCTCGGCCGGCGTCTGGTTGTACGATGCCACGGGCGGCCCTCCTGGCTGGATTCAGGCCTCCGATTGTGGCCCTGGGCGTTCATCGTGGAAGTCAGGGGCCGGCGTCAGTTCCGCCCACTCGGCCCCACTTGCCCGCCGGGCACTCTTGATCCGCCCAGCTGAGCTTCGACACGTAGCCCGCCGACCTCGACACCGGGCATCCGCACAGCTGGCAGGCGTCGTTTTGCAGGTGCTCGCACGTCAGGCAGATGTCGTGCCTTCTGATGATCTCGGCGTCATCGCACATGGGCATCCCGGCGGCGACGTGCGAGACGGCGGCGCTGGCGAAGTTCTTGACCTTTTCGAGGAACGAGGGAGCGTCGGTGCGGGCGAGGTCGGGAGGCGGTGGCGACGGCTGCGGCTCGTGGCCGGGCTTGGGCGTTCGTGGATATTTCTCGTGGTCAATATCAATCGTCCACTCGTCGCCGTTCTGCGAGACGACGCACGGCATCACCTCGTCGAGCGTGTAGCCACGCTCGGTGCAACGCTGCTCAAGGTTTGAGCGGTGGCAGGTGATCATGGGAGTGGGTTGGAGGACAGTGATAGAGAAGCAGACACGACGCGTGACCCGCTTTGCTGGCGAACAATGATTGGAGAAGGGAACGTTTGCCCAAACTGATTTGCCGTGAATGAAGGATCAGAGACAAGATAGAACCCTGCGTACGCTCCCTGTGTCCACCATTGTTGAGGAATCGTAAATGTTTTAGGCCAGACGCCAGAAAATATAGAGCAACCAGCCAATCCACCTGGACCAACGCGAAACGATGGAACACCAAATTGAAAATTGCTTGACAATGTGGCAATGCCACGCGAAATCCATTGAGGATTGGGAATCGCTCCAAAAAAACCTGACGGAGGGCTTTGAGTTGAGCAGCCCAGATCTGCTACTTGTTTCGGTTCCGTTTCTTCCGGCCAAGACGCAAGGCTAGTTTCATAAAAGCCGCTGAGATAAATGTTGAAGTCGCAGTTGTAAAGATCAAGCACTATCTTGCACACATCGCATGACGAAAAAGCGCCGGTGCCTTGGATTGTTTTTGACAGCACGTAAGGTTCGCCAGCGTCCGGCGCAAGTGCGTGAGTGCCGGAAATTGCGGAGCCTTGAAAGAAACTTATCATTCCTGCGCCGCCGTCGCTGTACGGTGAAACAGACCTGACGGCCCTTCCGCGAACCCTGTACGTGTAGTCTTCTGCTTGAATTGAGACAGTTGCGGTTATTCCTTGGTTACCAAAGCATGGGGTCATGCAAGAGCATGCAATGTTTGCACACGTCGTCCCCACACCCTTGAACGTCTTCCCCGTCCCTTGGCACTGGCACTGCGGCTTGACGCTGCACGTCGTGCCTTCGCAGCACGCGCCTGCCTTGCAGGCTTGAAGGCACTCGGCCTCGGTGGTGTAGGACTGCTGGGTAGTGTATTGGTATCTGCCGTCGGTGGGTCGCACTTGCACGCAGGTCATTGAGGAACCCCGGCGATTGAAAGTTTGAATCGAAACCCTACCGGATTCATTGGATCTGCTGCATAGTTGCCATTGGGCAGCAGCACAGGCGAGGAATACTCACCACTTCGCAGGTTACACGGAGATGCGCTCAATCCAATTCCGCCCGTTATGTGCGTGCCAGAAAGAAAAACATCGGGTGGCGTACGCCAACGACCGTCTTCTGGATACTCGTACAACGTAACAACTATGCCGCCCGGAATTGTTGTCACCCACATCTGACAGCAAGCCTGTACGCCCGATGGATGAGTCATTACATATTGGCCGTTGGGCGAAGGGTTGAATAGTTGTGTGTTATCTGAAACGAACTCCGTGACTAAAAGAGAGACAGACGCCAGCCCGCAGTCGCACGACAAGCAATACCACCCATCCCCGCAGCACGGATTGCAACTCCCGCCAAGCATTAGCCGCACTCCGCAGCGATGAGAATCCACTCGCCGGCCACGTAGGCCAGACAGCAGGCTTTCGTGCCCGTGCCGGTCAGGCTGGCGAAGTAGTTCTTCGCCTCGTAAGTCACTGCCGACAGCGTGGCGTCCGTTACCGTCTTCGTGCTGCCCTTGGACCAGGCCCCGGTGAACGTGCCGCGGACCAGGGCGTCGTCGCCTGGAGCCCGCTGGGCAACGGCCGCACCGACCGAGCGGTCGCCCTTCTCGACGGTCACGACGGCACGTGCGATCCGCTGGGCGGCCTCCGGCGTGAAGGTCACCCGCCGCCCGGATTGTCGTGGGGGCTTGGCCATCAGCCTGGAGTCCCAAATACGGAGAAATCGGTCTCCCGGTACAGCCGGAACGTCAGGGCGTCGGGCTTCTGCCCGGCCGCTTTCGCCACGCCGCTCGACAGGGCCACAGGCGCCTTCACGGGCTTTTTGTCGGCCCCCAGGACCGCCGCACGCTGCGTGCCGCTTGACGTCGGGTTCCCCTGGCTGTCGACCAGTTGATTAAACCCGACGTCCCAGGGCTTGTGGTCCCACTTCTCTTCCCGGTACGCGAACTCCCACACGGTTTCCCAGTATGGCTGCGTCGTGTCGGCCGAGCTCGAGGTCGCCTCTTTCTTGGAGGCGCTCTTGAACGCCACCTTCCAGGTCCTGGCGGGCGAACCGTTCCAGGTGCTGCTGTTCACCGTGTTCGACTGCGACCTGGCAATGGGAGACCAGGCGAGGTCCGCGTAGCACTTCGTGAGCGTGAGCGAAAACTCGCTGGACTCACGCTCCGACCCTTCCAGAGGATCGCCGGCAGAGTTGGCAATCTTCACTCCGTCTTTGTCCTCGAACACCGGGATCGTGATCGTGGAGCCGCTGCCGGACCAGCTATCGTTCGGCATCCCTGTCTGCGGGTTCGGCGTGTTGTCTGCCGGCGGGATGTAATAACGCACGGTGATTGACCACATCATCCCGTCGCCGCTCTCCTCCGTGCAGTCAAACTCCATCGCCTTGTGGCTGGCGAAGTCCGGGTGGCCCGCACCAAACACGATGCCGGGAGCCCGCGAGATCAGCGGCCGGGGCGTGAACGGAGAGTCGACACGCACGATCCACTTTCGCGTGAACGTGAACGACTCGCCGTATTTGCCGCTCACGCCAGTGCCGCGGGCGGTTTCCAGACATGCAACGACTGCCATGCGTTACGCCCCCACCATGTCGAGGACTTCCATATCGTCGCCCTCCGAGACCGCGTCCCGGATCTGCTCGAGCACGCCCAGCTGCTGCTCCTGGACGTCGCCGGAGCCGCTCCGCATCAGGCGGAACATCTCGGCAATGCCTTCTTTCGATCGGCTGTCGGTAGCCTTGAGGGCCTCGGACGACGCGCCGGTGAACGCGGGCTCTGGGGCCG